GAAAATAAATTAACAAGTTCTGATGCAGGCACGGTTCTTAATTTAAACCCTTATCAAAAACCTCACGAAGTTTTATTCAAAAAATGTGGCCATGATTTAAAGCCTTTCGTTGGAAATATAGCAACAAAACATGGACAAATGTACGAAGATGAAGCTATTGAAAAATATTGTCGTCTCACAGGTCAAGTAAATTATAATTTTGGACTTATAAGTCATGAGGATGTTTATAATACAGATGAATATTATTGGATGGCAGGTTCTCCAGATGGCATATGCATCAGTAAAGACAATCTTGAATCAGAACCCGTTTTGTTAGAAGTAAAGTGTCCATATAGAAGAAAAATTAAAATTGGCAAAATTCCAGAATATTATATTCCACAAGTTCAATTAAATTTGTTTATATGCAATCTTAATGTAGCAGATTTTATAGAATATATTCCTCCGAAAACAATGAATATAGTTAGAGTATATAAAGATCAACAGTGGTTAGATAAAAATGTGCCCATATTAGAAGCTTTTTGGAAAGAAGTTGAGTTTTATAGAAATAATGACATTAAAAATCATCCAAAATTCCCCGTCGAAAAAAAAATATTGGATCTAAGATCTAATGAAAATGAAAATGAAAATGAAGATATTGTTTTAGATTATTGTATAAGAGATTAATTTTTAAGAGATATTACTAAAAAACATATAACTTAAAAGAATAAAACATTGTTAAATTAAAATGGGTATTCGAGGATTAAATACCACAATTAAAAGAGTCGCGCCCGATGCTATAAACATATTTGATATTTCAAAATATAAAAATTCCAAAATCGCAATTGATTCTAGTATTCTATTGTATAAATTTAAATATGCTTCTAAAGTAGAAAATTCTCATCTAATAGGAATAGCAAATAGAATAAAATTTTACCTTATGAATGATATACTTCCTGTATTTATATTTGATGGAACTCCTCCGATAGAAAAACAGGTTACTATTTTAAAAAGAAAAGCAGTTAAGGAAAAATTATATTTAAGACTTCAAGAACTTAAAGAAAAAAAATGCGATACAGAAGAAGAAGAAAGTATTAGAAATGAAGAAATTGAAAAAATAACGTCTCAAATTATAGTAATTAAAAAAACTCACATAGATCAAACTAAAGAATTACTTGAAAAGTCTGGAATTCCTTATTGTACAGCACCCGAAGACGCTGAAAAATACTGCGCCTTTTTGCAAAAAGAAGGCCTAGTTGATTATGTAGTTACTGATGACACCGACGCAATTACTTTTGGTTGTCCTGTGATTTTAAAAACTTCTATAAGTAAAAATATCACGGAAATAAATACAGACATAATTTTAAACAAGCTCCAAATTGATTATAATTCTTTTGTAGATTTTTGTATTCTTTCTGGTTGTGATTACACAGAACCTATTCCTCAAATTGGACCAATTACTTCTTTAAATCTTATAAAAAAATATAAAACAATAGAAAATGTACTAGATTTTTTACAAAAAGATACGGCAAATTTTAATTACATAGCATCTAGAAGAATTTTTAAAGAATTTAATTACCAGATCCCAAATAATTTTGAAAAAATAAATGTAGACAAAAAATTACTAATGGATTTTCTAAATTTTCACGAATTTAAACAAAATGTGATTTCAAAATTTATTAAAATTTTATTTTAATTAAATTAAATTTTTTTTCTTTTTAATATATTAAAAAATAAAAGATGTCTGGTATGCTTAGTATGTTCTTTGGTAAAACTCGTAAGCGCCGAGTAAAGAGATCCCCGGGTCGTCGCCCAAAGCGCGCCCACTATGTCAAATCGCTTCCTAAGTCCCGTGCATTTGTAACAGTCCGTGGCCGCAAACGTAAGCTTCACCGCGGATCTAACGGCGGTCTATACTACCGCACAAAGTCTGGTCGTCATTACATTGATGCAAAGGTTCTAAAGCGCCGTGGGCATCTTCTTTCGCCAAAGAAACGTCGTGTCCGTCGCGCAGTTAAGAAGCTCCGTCGCCGCAAGCGCAGAAAGCTTAAGATGACTAAGTCTGCCATTGCTGCCCGCCGCGCCTACCGTCTTCGTAAGAAGCGCATGAGCCGCTTTGGTCTTTATTAAATATTAAACATAAAATTAAGTTAAAATAATAAAGTAATTTAAAATTATTTTATTATTTTATTTTGAAATGATCACTATACCACTTGTAGAAGATGTTCCAGTTATAAGTTCGGGGATGAATGTTAAGGAACTTAAAAGATTTATACTAAAAGTGTATTTATGTTTATTTTTTCAAGTTATGTGTTTTTTATTATCAATTTCTCTTACAAAAATATTTAACTTACGAGAATTTTATGTGTCAGACATCGGAAGAGGGATTTTGGGAATAAGTATATTTTTAAGTCTTATTCCTATTTTTATTACATGTTTTTGCGAAAAATATTTTACTATTTTTCCTTTAAATTATTTATTGTTTTTTTTATTTACTTTTGGAACTTCTTATACAATTGGAACAGTATCGTCATTCGTGAAAGAAGATACACTTTTATTGAGTGTATTTATAACATCTATTGATTCTTTTGTAATGACACTTATTGGATTAATGTCAAATTGGGGTTTTAATATATCTTACTTTAATCAGTTTTTAACAATACTATTTGTAAGTCTTATTTCGATATCTATATTTAATATATTCTTAATGAGTTCTTTTTTACAATTATTTACAGCATGTTTGGGAAGTATTCTATTTTCCGCATTCATAATTTATGACACAAAACTAATTACAGATAAAACTTACAAAGTTTATAAAAAAGAAGATTTTATAATTGCTTCAATTAATTTATATCTGGATATTGTTAATCTATTTTTTTACATATTGCAAATTTTATCGCTGTCAGGTGGAAGCTCTAATTAAACTCTATGTCGCTTAATTTTAAATTTTCCTTTTTAATTGATAATATTTTTTCTATAGATCTTATCGTGTTTGGAATAGTTTTAAATGTATTTACTCCTATTATTTCTATCTTGTTTAAAATATTAATATCTATTATACATCCGTCTTTATAATTTTCTAACTTTTTAATGCAATTAATGTCCTCTTTTCCTTGGGGATCTGAATTATAAATCGTTGCAAATAAAATTTCTTTTTTAAATTTAGTACTGTATAAATTTAAGTTCTCCGCATTTTCTTTTACAAGTAAGCTAAAAGTTATCAAATGTGCGGGTTTCCATTTGAAACAAGCATAATTTGTCCCCGTTATTATAGGTAAATCATTTGGAATCATAAATAATTCATCATTTTCCGTAAGAGAATCTTTTAAATAAGAAATAGATTTAAAATATTCTGTTACTGTTATGTTTATATCGGCTTTAATATAATTATGAGTAAAAGTTTCTGCTTCTAAAATTCTATCTAAGTATTTAAATTTGTTTATTTTTTTACCCGATATTAAAAAAGTATCGTATATACACAATTCATCTTCTGCATATGATATATCAAAAATACTACTTATATAATATTCATCTGGACACATTATATTTACTTTATAAATTTTAAGATCTTTAAAGATTATTACAGCTATATTTTCTCCGCGCTTATCGGTAAAAAGAAATAAAATAGCTCTTTTTGTCTCTTGAGTATCTTTTTTATAAAAAATGTAATCAAAATTTTTTAATTTAAATAGATATTGTTTTTCTATGTTTACAGAATTTTGAAGAGGAAAATAAACATCTCCACTCCCAGTCCAATTATTGTTCAATAAAAAAAAGATTTGCTTCTTAAATTTTTCGTCTATTATTTCTTCTAACATATAATACAATACTACTTTGCCTTTAAATAAATTTAAAGGTTTAATTTATGGTGATTATATATGTATTTTACTACAAAAGACGAAACTCTTATAAATTTTTTGGTAAATTATTATAAAATGAGAATCGATCTATTTAAGGATATCATATATCAAAATACCCCCCTTAGTCTAAGACTAATTGACTGGCTTGTTACCAATTATTCAAAAAAGTATAACATAATTTATCCGATATATAAATCAAATGATGTAATTTATTTTAATATATACCTAAACTATAAAAATCAACTAAAGGCTTATTCTAAGAAATTTTTTGATCCTTTTTGTAGACAAAAAAGACTAATAATAAATATAAATACATTCAAATGGAAAGAATATTCAGAAAACCCTATTTTAAATAATGAAATAGTAACTACAGTTGGGCAGCTAAATTTTTTTAGGTGGTTTATAGAAAATAAAATTTTAGATTATGCTCTTACAAATATTAAATTAATAGACATAGATATGACAACTACGATGATATATAAAAAAAAAGGTAAACGTTCGGTGTTGTCCCCAAGTGCAATGGAGGGTATTTACACTAATAATCACCCAATTACAATTAAATTTAAAGGTTAGTAATTTAGAGATATAATTTATTTAAATACATATGGACCATCCACTAAATATTTGGTTTTATTCAACTGGAAAAATTGTAAGTGATTCTAGCAAGCAAACTGTAACTCATTTTATGTTTGACGGCGGAAAATTAGACATCTCTAAAGACCACGAAATATTTCAAGATATGTATAGTAAATATATTAATCTTAAAAACTGTATAGTCGAGCGTAAAACAGAATTTTTTAAATTTTTTATAGATTTTGATTTATTATTTGAAGAGATAATTACACTAGATGTATATATAATACTAATTCAAAATACATTAAGCAATTTTTATAAAACTAATGATTTATTATGTATCGTAACTGGTGCAAATAAAAATAAAGAAGTTAAAAAGGATAATAAAGTCTATTTAAAACAGGGGTTTCATCTACACTGGCCTCATATAATAGTAGACAAGAAAACAGCTTTGAATATAAGAAAAAATTTAATTATAACCTTGACTAATGTTTTTGGAAAAGACGAAAAACAATATGATAATTGGGAAAAAATAATAGATAAATGTGTATATGAAAGCAATGGTTTACGGTTAATAGGGTCAGATAAATGTACGATATCCGACGGTATAAAACACTATGAGAATAGAATATATATTCTCAAAGAAGTATATACCGGAAGCTTAAAAGATCCTACGTTATTTAATTTTTATTCAAATAATACTTTTGAACTGGTAAAAGACACAAGTATTCGAAGCAATAGTAAAGAAATAACTCCTATATTTGACATGATTGAATATATCGAGGATGAAGAAAATATAGATAATAACTTATCTACTATCTCGGCTATTTCAAAAAATTCAGATGAATACAAGGCTATAGAAAAATTTTTTAAATTACATGCCACTGGTTATAGATCTGAAGACATAAGGGCTATTTCTAAAATAAAAGACAAATGTATTTATTTAATTAATTCTAAGTCAAAATATTGTCAAAATAAACAAGATTTTCATACAAATAATCACATTTATTTTAAATTAACTCCTAGCGGACTTTGTCAAAAATGCATGTCTGAACACGAAGGAATACACGGGCCGTGTAGAGATTTTCAAAGTTCTTGTGTTCCTATAACATCAACGTTAGAAAGCGTTTTAAATTGGAAAAAACCAAAAAATAAAGAAATAACCAAAAATGAAAATTTCAGTATACCAGGATTGCTTGAAAAATTGGAAAATAATATAACAAAAAAAGAAGCTTTTACTGGACCTGGAAAAAAGAAGTAAATATAACTACAGATATTCCTATTAAAACAGATATAACCAATTTACCGGCTAAGTTTGCACTACCAGATTCTAATAAATATGGAAAAGAGTTTCCTAATATTTCTATAAATAAACTAGAGCTTGTTATCAAATAACATATAACTATGAGTAAAATAATTCTTACGTTCTTTTCAAGAAATATAGTTGAAATTAAAGAATTATTTACAATTTCTTTTTTAGTTTTATTCGTTAAATTAGAATTTTCAGTATTAGAATTTTCAGTATTAGAATTTTCAGTATTAGAATTTTCTTGCTTTGAATTTGCCGTATTTTGAAGATCTTTAACTGCACATTCAAATTGAGACATTTATTGAAATAATTTATTTAATTAAATATTTTTAAACGGGAAAAATGTAAAGTTTAAAATTAAAAAAATAAATATATTTATATATTAAAATATGGGTATAGATAATGTTTCGTTAACTACATTTAATTCTACCGGTTCTCAATCTGTATGCAGGGCAGATAAACCCATAAACGGAGAGAGAGTAGTATCTGATCTTATAACTAAATGTACAACTAAATACATGAACGGTTCAGGTGTTACTTTTATACCCGGAAATAATATTTTTCCGAAAAATGACTCACCGGATACTTTTTACTTGCCAAATGATGTAGATTCTATAAGCGAAATAAAATTGCAAATGAGCTTGACCGGAACTTTTCCAAAAGATCTAGGATTATCTAGATCTTTATTGCTAGATTTAATAGATTACATCGAAATAAAAATCGGGGGTATACTTATTCAAAAAATTTACCCGAGTGATATATATTCCAGAAATCTTACAGAACAATCTAGTTTAGCAGTGGATATGAAAGTTTCTTCAATTACCAGTGGGACAAACCCTGATACACATATTGGGGCTAGTGTAGACGCAAATGATAAGATAACAAGTAGTTCGTCTGATACTACTATCGATTATTCAGTTTCTATTCCTTTTGTAGGAAGATCTTCTAAATTGGAAAATAATTTTATGCAATCGGGGGCAAGAACTAACAGTATGACAATGAAAGTACATTATTTAAACAAAAATACCTTTTTGGGAAGCCCTGGGTATAATCCGACTTTAAAAAACGTCTCCGACGCCGCCTCTGAGGCCGACAACGCCACGATCGCTGTTCACACAAGCGCCGCCACCCATAAAACAGATGTAGTAAACGCATTGGCTTCGTTAAACGCATTGGCTTCGTTAGACACTTTAAGTACGAATACTGTTGTTTCATCCCTCACATCTGAACAACTGACCTCCTCTATTCAAACAAAAGTAACTGGTTTAGAAACCACCGCCAATCAAGTTTTCACAGATGCTGAAACCGCCGTCAAGAAAGTCGCCAAACTCGTCAAAGAGCATCACTTGTTTGATCTCAGCGACGACGCGGACGCCCTTAAGACTTCGTTGGAGAATATTATCACGACGCATATTGAGACCGGTATCTGGTCTTTAATGTCCAGTACCAAGGCAGGCAAGGAAATTATTAACCAAGCGAAGTGGCTCCCCGGTGTGGACCTACATGATAAATTAAATGAATTAGTACATCAGATGATTATGCATGTATTCAACACAGGAGAAGTCTATGCTGCCGCAAAGAAATCTAAAGATGCAACCAATGGCATTGTCGCCGCATTTAAATCTTCCGCGACTGGGACCAGTTCTCTCGCCGGCCTATTAACTAAGGTGGAGAACTCGGTCCAAGCCGTCGTCGATAATAACTCCAGTAATATCTCCCCAGCTAACCCCTCCATTCAACTGCTCCAAAATCAAATTTCCCCCGTAAAGACGGCCGTTCAAGCCATTCAGTCTGCGACGAACTCTGCACAAATAACAGGGGCCTTAACACAGGTGGCGAAGCTGGTAGAAGCCGCCGCTGATGCCGTCGTTTCTTTTGTCGCCCAACTTACCAAAGACCCTGCCGCCGCCGCTGCCGCCGCCGCTGCCGCCGCCGCTGCCGCC